AGCCCAGAGGGCCCTCACCACCGCATGGTGGGAGAGGGCGAACGCTGCGAAGGACGGGACAGTCCCCAAGGGCTGCCCGCACTTCCAGCGTAGTACCTCTGAACTGGCCCCGGGGTAGGCCGCCCGAGCGGGAAGCCTCGAGATCCAGCAGAACAGGTCCACCCACGGCCTGTTCCCTCGAGAAGAGAGGGACCACAGGACCGTCCGGGTGACAGCGAGTGGGAACCGGTCTGTGGCGGAGCTCAAGTCGAAGGACCAGACGGTCCTTCCGGCCTTGAGCCATTCTGCCACACGCTCCGCTCCCGCAGCCTGGTTGTAGGTGAAGTCCTGAGGGATGCGCCTGAGCTGGGAATACAACTCCCTCGCCCAGGGATCCATCAGGAACTGCAACCAGCGCGGGGGGGCGTAATAGAACCGGGCTTTCCCATCAGGCTGAACCCGGCAATACACCGCTCCGTGCGCCCTGACCGACCCCGGTGCCGGACGAAAGTCCGGAAGCACTGGGAGCATCGGCCAGTAGATGGGCACGGTGCCCGGGGGGTGCAGGACGTGATCCTGCATGACCCACCAGGCATCCCTGAATAGCTCTTCACCGACGGTGGTATAGTTACCTTTGCCGTCGGTGAGCTTCAGGGACAGCGGGTTATTGGGATGGATCTGCCTCTGGATCCGAACCTCAGGAAGCACGTCGCGAGGGGAAACACCGAAGTAGGCCCGGAAAGGAAACCGGGACCTCCAATCTTCGGTGTCGACCTCGATGACGCGTCCTGAGGGCAGAGGCACCGTGAGGACGCGGGCCGTCCCAACAGCCCGTTCGAACTTCTCCACGTCCTTCCTGGAGGGGGCGGTCTTGAGGCCGCCATAGGCGGTCAAGGCCGTCCGCCAGGCCTGGACGAGTTGGAGAAACTTCTCGAACGGGGCCCTGGTGGCGACCCTCTCCGCGTACCGGAGATAGCGGTCTGACCACCAGGGGGGCCTGTTGGGGTTCTCCCCGGCTCGGAGCTTCAGCAACCACTGGACGAGAACGGATACCCGTTCTTTCGTCCAGTCGAAGCCCGAGGCGCGGACCCACCTGTCCACAGCCTCCACAATCAGGTTGCGGTAGGCTGCGGACACCAGTGGGAAGGCGGCCATCAGCCTGCGGGTGTAGGCTGTGCTCGGCATGGCAGCACCTCCTATCAGGGTGTTGCCACCCGATGTGCAGCCCTGCACCCCGGCCGATAGGCCGGGTGGGGCCACACCGAGCTCGGCTGCCGGAGCAGCCTCGCCGGGGTGGCAGGACCGCCGGCC